CCTCGCCTGAACAGATGGAGCAGGCTATTGACGATTACGTCGCTCGCTGCAATGCAGACGAGGAGCCGATTACCTGGACGGGAATGGCGATGAGCTTGGGATTTTATGGTCGCCAGGAGATGGAGAACTATAAGGATTACGACGGGTTTTCCGACGTCATTAAAAGAGCGAAGGCCATTGTTCAGCATTCATACGAGAAGAGATTGCTGGGCAGCCAGCCTACTGGCGCGATCTTTGCGCTGAAGAACATGGGATGGTCCGACAAGACTGAGACTGCAATCACCGGCTCCGATGGCGGGCCGCTGCAGGTCCAAGAGGTCAAGCGTGTCGTCGTCGACTCTGGAGATTAAAACGCCGCGATGGGCTGTGCCTTTGCTGGAGCCGGCTCGATACAAAGGCGCGCACGGTGGTCGTGGCTCAGGCAAATCGCATTTCTTTGCTGAGCTGCTGATTGAAGAACATGTGCGCAACCCCGATCAATCATCGGTCTGCGTGCGTGAGGTTCAGCTCTCACTCAACCAGTCAGTCAAGCGCCTGCTGGAATTTAAGATCCAAGAGCTGGGCGTTGAAAGCTACTTCGATGTCCAGGACAAGATGATTAAGTCCAAGAAAGGCAACGGGCGAATCATATTCCAGGGCATGCAGAATCACACTGCGGACTCGATCAAGTCGCTAGAAGGTTATGACCGGGCTTGGGTAGAGGAAGCGCAATCATTGTCCCAGCGCTCGCTTGATCTTCTCCGCCCTACTATCCGAAAGCCCGGATCTGAGCTGTGGTTCTCCTGGAACCCGCGAAACCCTGACGACCCTGTTGATGCTCTGCTGCGCGGCGATGATCTTCCGCCCAATGCGACAGTCATCCAGGTGAACTTCACGGACAATCCCTGGTTCCCTGACGTGCTGCGCGAGGAAATGGAATACGACCGCGGGCGCGATCCTGATAAATACCATCACGTTTGGATGGGTGGGTACACTCGCAACAGTGAGGCCCGCGTGTTCCGCAATTGGAAGGTTGAAGAGTTTGAAACGCCGGTCGAGGCAACGCTTCGGTTTGGCGCTGACTGGGGATTTGCTGTAGATCCGACGGTATTGATCCGATGCTTTCTCGAAGGCCGCAAGCTGTATGTTGACTATGAGGCTTACATGGTCAATTGCGAGATCAACAACATTCCAGAGCTTTTCATGACCGTGCCTGAAGCTGAGAAATGGCCGATCACTGCTGACTCAGCGAGACCGGAAACGATTAGCTATCTGCAAAAGCATGGATTCCCGCGCATTATGCCGGCGGTCAAAGGCCCGAAGTCTATCGAGGACGGAATTGAATGGCTGAAGTCATTTGAAATTATCGTCCATCCACGATGCCAGCACACAATTGATGAGCTGACGCTTTACAGTTACAAAGTTGACCCCAACACTGAAGAAGTGTTGCCAGTTTTAGAAGATAAAGACAATCACGTCATTGATGCGTTACGCTATGCATGCGAAGGCGTCAGGCGAGCTAACCGACGGCAGGTTAATCGCCCTCGTGTCGCTGACATGGATTATGCCGTATTTGATTAGGAGATAAATTATGGGTGGTCTTTTTGGTGGTGGCGATAGCCCGGAACCTCCAGCTCCCCCGACTCCCCCGCCTGCTCCGCCGTCTCGCGATGAGGCCGTGACTGCACGCCGGGAACGGGATGAGCTTCGTCGTCGTCGTGGACGTGCTGCAACGATGCTGTCGCAGGATGGCGGAAACCAGCAAGCACGCGGTGAGCTTGCTCGCCAGCCGCGCACTGCAACCAGTCAATTGCTTGGAGAGTAATCATGGGTGGTTCATCAGGTGGTAACAACCAGTCTCCTCCTCCGCCCCCGGCCCCGCCTGAAGCTCAGGAAGTTTCTGGTCTTGGAGTAGCAGGACAGGGACGAGGCGCTGCTGAAGGCGATGTATTTGGCCGGCGAGAGATGGCAGATGTCAGAGCGAGGCGCCGTGGTCGTGCTGCAAACATTTTGACGATGCTGGGTGGCCAGCGGTCAATGACTGGCGGCACTGGCGTTAGGACGCTGCTTGGCGGGGGCGGTAGCGATAGCAACCCGTAAGGAGCTGACATGACAGACGCGAAAGTCGGCGAGGTTATTCGCCAATACGAGCAGATGGAAGGCGACCGGGGAACCTGGGAAGAGCATTGGCGTGAAATCGCTGAGCGGATTCTCCCCAGGCAAAACTGGTTCAACGCTTCATCCAAGACTCCAGGCGAAAAACGCACCGAGAAGATCTTTGATTCGACTGCGGCGCTGGCGCTTGAGCGCTTTGCTGCTGCGATGGAATCAATGCTCACGCCCAGGACACAGAAATGGCACCGTCTGCGGACCGGCGACGAGATGCTGGACTCAAACCATGAGATCCGTCAGTACCTAGACGAAGTAACCGAGATCCTTTTCAACGTGCGCTACTCTCCGGATGCGAACTTCGCGTCGCAGTTGCATGAGGCTTACATGAGCTTGGGCGCGTTTGGCACTGGCGCGCTGTTCATTGATGACGTACCAGGCATCGGTATTCGCTACAAGTCAATCAACCTGTCAGAGATCTATGTCGCCGAGGATGCGTCTGGCAAGATCGACAAAGTCATCCGCAAGTTTCCGCTGACTGCTCGGCAGGCCGCTCAGAAATGGGGATATGATTCGCTGCCGCAGAAGCTAAAGACCACGCTTGAGAAAGAGCCGGAGCGTGAATTCGAGTTTCTGCATGCCGTGCTGCCGAATGAAGAGCAGATCTATGGCCGCCGCGACTTCCGTGGCATGCCGTATTCGAGCTACTACATTTGCCATGAAACTCGCACGCTGATGAGCGAAGGCGGGTACAACACATTCCCGTATGCGGTGTCGCGTTACGTCACTGCGCCGAAAGAAATCTATGGCCGCTCGCCGGCAATGACGGTGCTGCCTGACGTCAAGATGCTCAACGAGATGAGCAAGACTGTCATCCGCGCAGCCCACAAGCAGGTCGACCCTCCGCTGCTGCTGCAAGAGGATGGCGTTCTGCAGGCATTCAACGCTCGCCCTGGTGCATTGAACTACGGCGGTGTTGACGAGCAGGGCCGACAGATTGTCCAGCCGCTGCAGACCGGCGCCCGTGTGGACATTGGCCTGGACATGATGAACCAGCGCCGGGAGGTCATTAACGACGCATTCCTGATTACGCTGTTCCAGATCTTGGTGGAGACGCCGAGCATGACAGCAACCGAGGCGATGCTTCGGGCGCAGGAGAAAGGCGCGTTGTTGGCGCCGACGATGGGCCGCCAGCAGTCAGAAATGCTTGGGCCGCTGATCGAGCGCGAGCTGGATATTCTTGGCCGTGCCGGTGTTTTGCCGGAAATGCCTGAAGCTTTGCGTGAGATGGAAGGCGAGGTTGAAATTGAATATGTATCGCCGCTTAACCGTTCGCAGCGTGCCGAGGAAGGCGTTGCCATTCTGCGCACGATTGAAGCGATGGCGCCTCTGGCCCAGCTCGACCCGAGCGTGATGATGGTGTTCGATGCTCAGCGTGTTGCTCGCGAGCTGTCGGAGATCAACGGCGTGCCGCAGAAGGTTCTGCGCAGTGAAGAAGAAATGCAGGAAATGATGAACCAGCAGCAGGAGGCTCAGGAGGCACAGCAGTTATTGGCTGCCGCGCCGATTGCAGCGAATAGCGCGAAGTCGCTGGCTGAAGCTGCTCAGGTTGCTGGAAACGTACCAGGCCCACTACCGGGAGCGTAGTGAATGGAAAGACTATTGCGCAAAGTGCTGCGCCGAAAGTACGCCTATCGCCGTCTGCTGCTTAGCGAGGACGGCATTCCTAATGCTGACGCTGAGGTTGTGCTGGCTGATCTTGCAAAATTCTGCAAGGCCAACCAGTCAACCGCTGTTGTCTCACAGAAATCCCAGCAAGTAGATCCCGTTGCTTCTGCTCTCGCAGAGGGCAGGCGCGAGGTCTGGCTGCGGATTATGGCTCACCTACACTTGGATGAGCGAACAAAGTTAAATCTCAATGAAGGAGACGATGATGGTTGATGAAACAGGGTCGATGGATGTCGGCAACCCTGGCGGTGATGCTGGGGTTGGTGAGGCTACTACGCAGCAGACCGCAGACAACCAGGGAAGTTGGCATGAGTCACTGCCTGAGGAAATGCGGGGCATTGTAGAAAACAAAGGCTGGCAGTCGCCGCAGGATGCGATTCAAAGCTATGCCAATCTGGAGAAGATGCTTGGCGCGGATAAGGCTGGGCGTGGATTGGTTATGCCTAAAGAAGATGCAGGCGCTGAGGAATGGGATCAGTTCTATGATCGCCTGGGACGGCCAAAGTCGCCGGACGAATATCAGCTACCTGTCCCGGAGAATGACACCGGAGAGTTTGCCGCTGCAGCGAAAGCTAAATTCCATGAGCTAGGCATTACTGCCAAGCAGGCCGAGCAGCTTGCTGAGTGGTGGAATAGCCAGTCAACGGAAATGCAGCAGCAGCAGATGGCACAGAGCCAGCAGCAGGCTGACCAGCAGCTCGAAGATTTGAAAAAGGAATGGGGTCAGAGCTACGATGAAAACATCGAAGCTGCCCGACGTGCTTCGCGACAGTTTGGCCTGGGCGAAGAGACGCTGACCAAGATCGAGAGTGCGCTTGGCACCGGCGAGATGCTCAAGATGTTTGCCAACATTGGTAAAGGCTTGGGCGAAGATACATTTGTTGACAACCAGAAGAGCGCTGGATTCGGCATGAGTCCAGAGGCTGCCCGAGTGCGGCTTAATCAGCTCAAGAATGATCCTGAATGGTCAGCAAAATATCTCCAGGGCAATGCCGATGCTAAGGCAGAAATGGAGCGCTTAATGCAGGCGGCTTATCCATCATGATTGACAGTAGCAATCTGAGATTGGAATGCCTAAAATTAGCGCATAGACCTGATGTGACTTCTGATGAAGTCATTGCAAGGGCTAAGGCATACGAACAGTATGTCGAAGGGGCGGGCAAGGCGGCGAAAGCCGCTGCGCCCGAAACGCCAGATAATCGTCCCCGACGGCCTGGCAGACCACCGGGAAAGACCGGCAAGCGTTAACCGGCTATACGGTATGAAAGGCCCCATTTGATGGACAAGCCCTTCGCAAAATATGTGTTCAACAATTTTGTAGAGGACTTGAGCGATGAGCTTTAATGTCACAACGCATTTCGTCCAGCAGTATACGACGAATGTGCAACTGCTCTTGCAGCAGAAAGGGTCCAAGCTGCGCGATGCCGTCACGGTTGGGTCTTACACCGGTAAGGCCGCCAAGGCTATCGAACAGGTTGGCGCAGTAGCCGCCCAGCGTCGGACTGTCCGTCATGGAGACACCCCGCTGATCTCGACTCCCGCTGATGCTCGTTGGGTTTTCCCGAACGATTATGAGTGGGCTGATCTGATCGACGATCAGGACAAGCTGCGCATGCTGGTTGATCCGCAGTCGTCCTATGCGCTCAACGGTGCTTATGCACTGGGCCGCGCCATGGATGATGAGATCATCAGCGCGTTCTTTGGTGATTCCAAGACGGGCGAAAACGGCTCCACCACCACGAGCTTCGACAGCAACAATGTCGTTGCCGTGGACACTGGTGCCGCTGCCGCCACTGGCCTTAACATCAGCAAGCTTCGTGAAGCTAAGCGCATCCTGATGGCTAATGAGGTGGATATTGATAACGATCCGCTTTATGTCGTCTTGACCGCCGAGCAGCACGACGATCTGCTGAATGAAGCGCAGGCAATCAGCCTCGACTACAACACCCGTCCGGTGCTGGTCGATGGCAAGATTACTGCCTTCATGGGCTTTAACTTCATTCACACCGAGCGTTTGGATACCGATGGTAATGACTATCGTCGCCTGCCTGCCTTCGCGCAGTCCGGTATGCATCTCGGCATGTGGAATGACATCAGCACGATGATCTCTGAGCGTGACGACAAGGGTTATGCAACCCAGGTCTACGTTAAGGGCACCTTCGGCGCCACGCGCACCGAAGAGGGCAAGGTCGTCGAAATCAAGTGCAGCGAGTAAGGAGTTAAATCATGGCTAATACATACGCTTCTGAAGTGACCGGCCTTGGTACGACTCCGCTGGGCAACGCCGAAGGCGCTGTTCAGGGTGGCCGCATCCGT